AGCCGCCTTATCCAGGACCGCCTGCACGGTCGTTAGAACGTTCTTCCAGGGCTTGCCAAGCTGACGCTGCAGGCGGGCGTAGAGCGCGCCGTATCGGGCCGTCATGTCGACCTCGTAGCGGCTGCCTCCGCCCAGGCCTCGGTTCACGTCCCGCGCGATCTCCCAGATGAGCCTCACCTCGATTTGGGCGACCAGGTCGGAGACGGTCTGGGCGAGACTGTTCGCGTAGTCGGAAGGGTCTAGCAAGGCTGATAGTCTCCCTTCCAGCTACGTCAAGAGTTGAACGGCCTCCAGTCATCGGGCGATGAGAGCGGATGCTCACGCTGCAGGCGTGTGACTTCCTCCTGGATCTGAGTGTCATCCCAGTCAGGGTGTGCAAGCTCCACGCTGGTTTGGAGGCTGAGGGCTTCCACTCCTCGCAGCGTGGCCACCGTTTGGGCGTTGTCTGCGACTGTCGCCTGGTGGAGCTGTGGGAAGTCCACCGAGATATCCGTTTCATCCAGGCCAGGGGCGTTGAATAGTGCTCGGTCGGTGCGGAGCATCTTCACTAGCAGAGCTTGGACGGCTGGTTTTTCGCAGCGGATCTTGCGCGCACGGGTTGTCTCGGTTGTCGCTTGACGCGCTCGGACTTCCGTTGCGGTAATGTCAGTGTCTTGAACGTCGCCGAAGGTCGCGGTGGAGTAGCGGGCGTTGCGGATGATCTGGCGCGTCAGATCCAGCGCGGTTTGCTGGTGTTCTTGCCACCTGATCTGGAATTGCTGTGGTTCGGCAATCCCGCCGTCTTTGAGTGAGCCGAAGCCTTCCAGGGGTGTGAAGATCTCTCGGTCCAGGTCGAAAGCGGGCACCTCGTTGCCGCCGTTGCCAGAAGGCATTTCCAGCATGGAACGGTCAACGATGATACGCGCTTTAGCGAGGCGAACGTCTCGCATCCAGGCGCTGTAGGTTTCGTCGAGAGCGTCGAAAAGCTGTTCGCTGCCTTCCAGGTCGGAGCGGCCCATGTACCGCCCTTGCGGGTGGTGCCTCCAGCGCCTCTGCGGTGTCATGTTCGGGGTGTAAACCACGTTCAGACCAGGGGTGCGCGGGACGTTCAGTTCCGCCTGGTCGTTGACCAACATTGCTAGGGGAGCGGTCGAGGGATGCTCTGTCAGCGGGATCAGGCGGCCCAGGTTGGTGGAGGTTCCTTCGTAGAGTCCGTGCAGGATCACGCCGTTACCCGCAGCGTCTAGCTCGTGGCGCTCAAGGTGTCGGATGAAGTGCGAGCCGTCGGAGGCTAGATCAGTCCAGAACGTGACGGCGACCAGGCGGCCCCATCGGAACTCAGGCAGGGCTGCGTCTGCGTCAACCACGCTGAGGAACGGGCGGGAAAGAATCGCGGGATCCCAGGTTACGCGGGTGTATCGGCCTCCCAGGGCTGCGGCTGTCTCGGCTCCGGTAATCAGGGCTTCTAGCAGGCCGTCATCCTTGTATCGCTCGATCTGGTCTGAGGTGGCCTCGTTAACGGCCGTGATACGCGGAGGGGTGGAGTAGAGAAGATCAGCGGAGGTCGCGCAGATGTCCGAGGCGATAGGGATGTGTAGATCACCGCGCGAAGGCCCGCCGGTTGACGTGGTGCCACGATTACGGCCCCAGAAGAAGCGGCCCACGAAACCGGAGAGGTTGCGACGGTGGCGGGTTTGTACGTCTGAATCACTACGGTAGAGGCTCCACAACCTCTGCGGATCGCCGATCCACCACGCCTCCCACGTCCTCATATCGTCCAAGAGGGCCTGGTAGCCTGCGGGCGGCCACGGCGTATTGTGGTCAGGGAGTGGCAATGGTCCTCCTAGGTCTTGTAGCGTCTGTGGTCGACGCGGGCACGCCATTTGCGCTCGGTAGTTGCTAGGGCGTACCTGGCCGCGTCGAGACTGTGGTCAGCGGTCTTGATTGGTTTATCATGGCCTTGCAGCTGAGCCTTAGAGTCCCAGCTGTAGCCGGGTATCTCACCGATCAGTCCGGAGCATCTGTCTGAGATTTTCAGGCTTCCCGAGGCAAGAAGGCTGGCCATGAGGCGGATACCGTAGAGAACATCGTTATCCGCGTCGGTGAGTCCCCACGCGCCATCCTGGCGCAGCTGCACCTTGAAGCTCGCGGCGGCTGGGTCGACTATGATACGGCCAGGCACAAGGTCCATACCCGGCGCGTGCTCTTTCGTCTTTAGCCAGGTGAGAAGTCCATCGGATTGTTGCGCGTCGGTCCATGTTCCGTGTCCTCGGTTCGTGCGGTCGATCCGGTACTCATCCACGAGGTAGAGGATGTCATCCTCGCCATGTGCGAGGATCAGCCCGGCTGTGGGGTTCTGGGTGCCGTAGTCGACTCCCACGGCGTAACAGTCGGTCATCATCGGCAGGCTTTGCCAGGGGACAACGTGGGCCGAAGGATCCCACATGTCATAGACAGCGCCTTCTGCGGACACCCATTCGCCCTGGATGAAACGCCGGTACCACAGGCCCGTAAACTCTCGTTTCACGCTTTCGATGTACTCGGGTTCGAGGCCGGGGTTATCGTCCATGGTGAAATGATGGAAGGCCCAGTCAACCAGTGGCTCTTGGCCTCGTTCCCTGATCTGCGCCTCAGCGTTGCCAGGGCGCGGGATCCGGTCTATGAAGCCGGTTTTAAGCCAGTGAGACGGGCTGTCCGGGTTGGTGGTTGCGATCAGCTTCGCACCGGGCACACTAAGGCGGCCGCGTAGCTGGATGAAGAACGGCTCAGGGAGCAGCGTTGCTTCATCGACGTAGGCACCTGCGAGTGTCACGCCTCGGACTTTGTTCTCAGCTGCAGCGTCGTTTGCGCCGATGAGCTGGACTCGGCGTCCCATGATGACGGCTGTGTCTGACCGGGTGGAATGACGGCCGAGCGCTCCGGGTGCCAGCATCTCGATCACGTCGAGAACGTTTCGCTGGATCGTGGTTCGGGTTTTTCCGATGATGGCGAGGTGGCCTTTAGGCGCTTGTGGGATCCAGTGGAGGAAAGCCAAGAGGCTTGAAAAAGTCTTGCCACTTCGGATGGCTCCGTCCATGAGGATGAACTTGTAGGCGGGATTGAGCATGTCCTGCCAAGCCTGGATCTGCTTAGCGGAGAGTGACACGCTCGCTGCCCTCCTTAGTCAGGGGTCGAGGCTGCGGCGGCCTTGATGGAGTTTGAGAGCAGCTGCGTGAGCATGTCGTACGTCTCCTTGGCTTCGTCGGCGGCCTTTGGTGATTCCACGCCGTGCAGCTTCTCAATCTTGGTCATGATGGCGAGGCAGCGATCCATGGCGAACAGATCGCCTCGGACGGCTTTCTCGTAGGCCACGGCGAGCAGTTCGTCGCAGCGGTGGAGTTCGAGGTCTAGGACTTCTTCTGCGCGGTCGCGCGTGATGTCTTTGAGAGCGTCCTCGACGTATTTGTGCGCGGTGGCCACGCTGATTTTCATCGCCTTGGCAATCGCGCGGTATGGATAGCCAGCCAGGCGGAGGCCGAGGGCTTCGTGCATACGGTCTCGGCGTTCTTTTTTCAACCGGGTGGTTTTCGGGCCTTCGCGTCTGGGCACTGTCGCCTCCCTCCATAGGCATGAATAAACCCCGGTAAGCATCAACGCTAAACCGGGGTTGGAAAGTATGTTTACGGCCTCTAGCTACACTTCTAAAGCCATTAACATACTAGCAGGGTTCACGCGCTTTTCGCAAGCAACGACACGAGCGCGCCGACGCGATAAAGCGCCGGGCCAGCGCCGGTTTTACGCGGTGCAAGCTTCCCGCGCGCAATCCAGGTTTTCACGCTCCCCAGAGGCACAGGCCTGGCCGCGACAATCTCAGCCGCGCGCCTGGCCTGCTCGCGTGGCAGCCACATGTCTGCCAGCTGACCGCGAAGAGCATCCAGGGCCGCGTCCACATCGAACCTGGTCCCGCACGCCGGACAGGTGGCCACAGTAGCTTCCGGGAACACGGTCACGTCCTGCTCGCACTCCGGGCAGGGACCAACATACCGGCGCTCAGAGCGCACGGGGCTGGTGAGCATCTCCAGCCTGGCGAGAGAGTATGAAAGCTCATCAAAGAACTGCGGAGCGTCCGGCCACCTGCGGAGCCTATCGGCGCTGGACTGAATGATCCTCTTGGCCTGGTACCAGTCGCCGTTTACGTAGGGGACCATCGGGCACGCGAAGTTGCGGACTTCAATCACCCAGGTGTTCAGAGAATCCCTCATCTCGTCGATCTCGGCCATGAGGTCCACGCTCAGAGGCGGACGAGACGCGGCCGCTCCCGAGCCTCCCTGCGAGCCGTGAGAGGTGAGAGAGTAGAAAGCGTCTTCCATGAGGGAAGGGAGGTTAGAGACGAGGCTTGCGATCCGGTTAGCAGCGCTCCGGCTGATCGTCTCGCCTCTGGCGATAGCCTCGCCGGTGATCGGGCAGTAGTTGGCGTTAGACATGGTGGCTCCTTAGATGGTGGTGTTGTGGGACATGAGTTCTGCCTTCACCGCGTCGATGAGGGCAGACTGGGTTACGTCTTTGGTTTCAAGGGCTTTGATGACTCGCTCGTCTATCGTTGAACGGGCAACAAGGTGGTGGATGGAGACCGGGAAACGCTGGCCTTGACGCGCTAAACGCGCGTTAGTCTGTTGATACAGTTCGAGGCTCCAAGGCACCGTGTACCAGACCAGGTGGTGACCGCCTTCCTGCAGGTTCAGGCCATGCCCGGCAGAGGCGGGGTGGATCAGACCAACAGGGATACGCCCGGCGTTCCAGTCCCTCATCGAAGCCGCGTCTGAGAGCTCGCGCGCCTGGGGGAAAGCCTCTAGCAGACGTGCCAGGTCGGACTTGAACCAGTAGGCCACCATGACCGGCGAGCCGCTGGCAGCTTCGATCAGCTCGCCCAAGGCCTCGATTTTCGCACCGTGGACTAGCTCTGCAGTGCCCTGCTCGGTGTAGAGACTTCCCGAAGCAAGCTGCATGAGCTTGTTCGATAGGCCTGCCGCGTTCTTCGCGTCTACAAGGCCGCCTGGCAGGCTTAAGAGCATCTGCTCGCCGAGTTGCTTATAAGCGCGCCTGGCAGGGGCTGGAAGATCGACAGGCACCACTGTGGAGGTGACAGGTGGGAGGTCGAGGTGGTCTACCGCGCTCATCGACAGCGTGATGTCGTTAATCCGGGCGTAGATCGCCAGGTCTGCATCGTGCTTCAGCTTCCAGGTGAAGATCTGAGCCGCGCTGCGCTTATCGGGCTGGAAGAACTCATCCCGGTAGTGGGTGAGAAAGTGGCCGAGCCTCTTACCGCCGTCGATCAAGCGGAACTGCGCCCAGATGTCGAGCAGACTGTTAGGGGCAGGCGTACCGGTCAGGGCAACCATCCGTGTGATTTTCGGCAGCACCGACTTCAAAGCCTTGAACCGCTTTGACTGGTGGTTCTTGAATGATGAAGATTCATCGAGGATCACCATGTCAAACGGCCAGGCTTTCCCGTAGTGCTCCACCAGCCAGGGAATAGTGTCTCGGCCTACCGTGGTGACCAGTGCTCCGCTCTCGATAGCCTTAGAGCGCTGCTTCGCGTCTCCCACGGCGCAGGCCACGTCCAGGCCTGCCAGGTGGTCCCACTTCGCTGCTTCGTCCGCCCAGGTGTCGCGAGCGACTCGAAGAGGGGCGATCACCAGGACGCGGGAGACCTCGAAGCGATTGAGGGCCAGGTCTTGGATCGCTGACAGGGTGATAACCGTCTTGCCCAGGCCCATATCGAGGAAGAGCGCGCAGCGTGGGTGCTCCACCACGTAATCAATCGCGGCGCGCTGGTAGTCATGAGCCTTGAATCGCATCGCACACCGCCTCTACCTCGGAGATGTCATCAAGGACTATGCAGGTTGCGCCCAGGCCTCGAAGTTGTTCGATCCTGATCGCCTGGACTGGCCGAGGCTTTTCGCCCGGAGCCTTGACCTCGACAAAGCCGATGTGCCCACCGGGCAGGATCACCACCCGGTCAGGCACACCGACCGTCGAGGGTGAGGTGAACTTCCAGCACACACCGCCTTTGGCGCGCACCGCTTGGACTAGTTTTTGTTCGACTGTTTTTTCTCGCACACCGGCCTCCTCCGCCGTGTGCTCTGACAACAAGGGCAACAAGAATTTCGGGAAACTTTGAAAAGCCCTATATATACGTGTATATGCGCCTATACGGGGGTATGTATATGCCCATTTACTCTATATAGGAATTTCTTGTTGTCTTGTTGTCAGAGACTTATTTTCCATTGGTGTTTAGCGGTTTTTACCGGCAACAAGCTCCGGAACAAGCTCCGGAACAAGTAAGTTTTCAACTATTCTTGTTGCCAGAGCGTCGCTCGGAGCTTGTTGCCAAAAACCGAGCTTGTTGCCAGAACGGCAGAGCTTGTTCCGTAGCTTGTTGCTAAAAAACATCTTTTTTCGACGCTTCCGGGGGCCTTATAAAAGCCCTCTGCCGTCCATACGGGCCTCGGTGGAGGGGGTTCTTTCCGGCCTCCCAGCCGAGCCTCTTCAGCGCGTTTCCGATCCAGTAAGAATCGCGTCTAGATAGGTCCGCCTGACGTTTGTCGAGACACTCGCACCAGATCTCAATCACGCTGACACTGTCACGCTGGACCAGCTCGCGAGGCTGCGAGTCTGGAGCAATACCCATGAACCAGTTACGACGCTCCGAGGCGCTGAGCTTCGCCCAGTCTGAGGTGATCTGTCGGTCCAAGAACTCGGCGATCATGCCCACACGTTCGTCAACCTCGATAGCGTCACGCTGACGATCTTTCGCCATCCGGGCGACCGCGCCCGTCAGGTGCAGCGGCTCGCCTGCGCGCTCCAGCGTCACAGCCTCGCTCCAGATCTGGGCCACATCCCGGTCGGTCAGATCCCAGGGCTTTGCGATGCAGTCTCCGGTCACATCAACCGGCCACATACGGCGGCGGGCCCCCGGCTGCCCGCCCTCCCGGCCGCGGCGCGCCGCCCGCCCCCCC